CTAAACGTTAAGGAGCAGGGACTAACTGTCCTTCAAAAGTATATGTCCCAACATGAGCAAGACGAGCCCACGGAGCTCCCCATACCTTTATCCCGTTTAAACGTGCAATACGACAGAAATGATAATCCTCAGAAAGTAGCCTATTTGTTTCTGGTTCAATCGAGGTTGCAAAGTATTCCACAATCGGAGCCTGAGCCTTTATTGATCCTCCTAGATCAGTCACATCATTATTATATGTAGGGCATACATCCTTTAACTTCTCAAAGACTTCTCGTTTGATAAGCATAAAGCCTGTACCACCATTCCATATCTCAACTGGATCATTCAAAGGCACTACTGTTTCACCAGCATAGCCTACAAGATTCACTACAAAAGAACCTGTGTAATACTTTAAATCTTCCTGCTTCACATTATTCTCAATAGCTTTTGTAAGGCTTGGAAAGTTAATTTCTTTTTTAGGATACAGCCCACAGATAATATCTTTATCAGCTTCAATCATCTTGACTAGATCATTAGGATTAAATCGAATGTCACTATCAATAAACATCATGTGTGTAGCATCAGAGTTTAAGAAGCCATGAGACAAAGCGTTCCTTGCTCGTGTGATAAGGGATTCATTAAACATAAAACTAAATACAGATTCAATACTATTCTGATCTAATACTCTTTGAAGCATTAAGATTGATTGAGTGTAGTAGCCATAACATTGACCACCATACATAGGTGTTGCGATAAATACTTTTGCCATATAAATCCCCTTAAATAAAATAAGTGAGCATACCTGAAACATCTCCTCGTAACGTTCTAACTAACCACAGGGCGTGGTTTCCCATTCAGGCTTGGGGGGTTTTGTATCGATCAACTCTCACGATTGCCCCACCACCTGACACGATTTCTTTTCTTTCAATGACAAGACGATAGACTTGCTTGTCATCATTGTATAGTCCAGCATCTTGCAGCGCATCTAAAATAGATTTACAGCAATTGTCTATATCCATGAGCCTTTTGTTTCTAGGATATAAGTCTATGTGAACCTCAAGCAAATCATCACCAAATGATTTAGCTTTAGATTGCATGAGCTCTAACCACACAGCCTGTTTAAACTCTTTGCCTCGCTTCGAAATAAATCTTCTATGTCCTGATGCTATCCAATAGTTATTCACTGATGGAGGATAGGGCAAACTTAACTTAACCACTAAAAGGGCACATCCTCATCATCAAACTCTCTTGTGTTTACTTCTTTAGGATACTGTGCTGCTCTTTGTTGTTGCTGATCGAAGCGGTATGTATCTTCAGATAAAGTAATCAGAGTGCCATTGGCATTAGTGCGTTGCCATGCGCCTATCTGAATAGTATCACCAGCTTTGTAGTCACGCTTAATTACAAGCTTGCCTGTAAAGTGTGGTGCCTTCTCTGACTTCATATTCTTATTGGTAAGTAAACTTCCTGTTCCCGGTTTGTGTATAAACTCTGCCATGACTATTCGCCTTTCCTAATTAATGTAGTTATTTTTGTAATTTCAATTTGTTCTAGTGCTGACAACTTGTGGATTAAATCGATGTTAGCATCTCTTAAGTCATCAAGCTTGTGTCCCTTATCCTCTACTGAATACTTAGTGCTAGTCCATATCTTTTTATACAAATCTGTATAGGCTGTGATCCATTCCTTGTTGGTAGCATACTGAGCATAAGGCTCATCACTTCCAGGAATAAAGATAGGAATAGATAGTTCATTGAAAGGTTTATCATCTTCCATATCATCAAAGTTCACTTCCTTTTTTTGTAAGGCTTGAACCGTAGGAGTGACATCTACCTCTTGTGGTTTGCTATCGAAGTCTTGTATCTCTTCAGGTGTGTAGGTGCCAACTACACAGCCTGGAAATACAGTTCGAATACCCTCACTGACTACCCTAGCTCTTAACATAGCTCTAGGATACTTAGCCCAATTATCCTTGCCAGCTAAACCAATACGCTTGGCTTGTTCGATTGTCCATGTAAGTTCAATCGATCCACCATTGGGATGGGAGAATATACCGGTGACTTTCTCATCAGTATAATCTTTCCATTCCACCTTACCCCCAGCGCTTTGGAATCTAGCGAGCATGGCATCAGCTTTTAATGCTGGTCTGCCTTGGATAATATGGTAGTCCCGTGCAGCCATGGCAGGATGCAGCCCCTCAGCTTGCGCGATTGCCATGAGTGCTAGGACTTGTTCAGGTGTTTGCATACCGAACAGCTTTGATTTGGCTATGGCATCTGCCATGCCTCTCATTTCTTCAAACGGAATGATGTGATTCATTTTATTTTTACTCCCCTGTGGTTAGAAATCTTTTTAATGTTGCTCCAAGTTTGTGGATTAATATAAGGTTGCATATTTCTTACCTTAATTTCTTCCTTTTGTAGTATCCAATCTAATTGCATACGCACAGATTCTGGATACAGTTCTCTAGCTTTTTCTACAAATTCTTTCATTTTAATTCGCTGCCTTTCTTAAAGAATATTCAGCAATTCGTTTGGCTCCCCCCCTACCAGAAATTTTCACGATTTTGCAATCGATCTCATTCCCTGCTTGAGCCAAATCATAAATACGAGCTGCTAACCTAAAACATCCATAAAGCTTAAGTGCTTCAATGGCTGTAATTGTTTTATGTTGCTTTAAGTGTGACAAAATTTCTGTTGTTTGTGAATCCATTTTTTATCCCCTAAAAGTTAGATTATTTGACAAGGAACCGCCTTGACCCCGGCATTTCTACTACAAATTGCTCATAAACCTCTGGCATAGACTGTTTAAACAGATCAGAGCTAAAACGCTTTGATGGTTTACTAGAGCGCCATGTCACAAGTGTTGAACCATTGACACTCAAAATATCAGAGTAATCTTGCATAGAGGCTCTAATAGCAGTCTCTAATTGCTCTGCTTTCTCTTCATATTGCTTAACAACCCCTCTAATCTCTTTTAATTGAGCCACAGCAGTTTCTAGGGCTTGATTAGCCACTAAAGACTGACCATTATCTTGTGGATAGATTAGTTTCGTTGCTTCAAGCGATTCTGGAGCTGGTAATGTGTCAGCCTTGACATGACCCCAATACACAGCCATATCTTTTATGAGGTTGTCTTTTTCTTCTTCGGTGAACGTGAAGTCAAACGTCTGAAACTCTTGACCACCAAATAAGACAGCAAGAATGACACGATCAACTCGATGAACGGTTGCTTCGTGTAAAATTTGAGCATAGTCAGCAGGAGGTATCCTATTGCTATCGACATCAAACTTATTTCTTGCATTAATGTTGTAATTCTTCGCTTCGACCAATACTCGACCATCAGCAGAAATAAAATCGAAATGGGAACGTAGCCAACTATGATCTGGATGTGTGAGAGGGTAATCTGCATCTTTTAACTCCATGTTTAGTCTGTCTTGTGCTAACCTACCAATAATGGGTTGCATGACATGACCCATCTGAACAGCCTCTATTTGAGACAAATCAGGGGGATCAATTTTGCCTTGTTTTTGCATGATGACCTCAACAGCTTTGCCATTCATGACCATACGGGTATCAGATGCCCACCAAGCGCTGTTTCTTATCTCTGGGGCGAAATCATCTCTATCGTTTGCCATGTTGAACCTCCGATAAGAGAATTGCTAAATTATTGATGACTTGTTCTAGTCTTTTGATACGATCATCAAGCTTATTCATTTTGACATCAAGTTTCATGTCTTCTAGTCGTAAGGATTCTATTTGAACCCTCAATTCATTTAATACAATTTCCATTGTTATCCCCTAGTTAGTGTGTTTAAACAGCTTAAAAGCAGTTAGTCACATTGCCGCACGTTGTGCAGTTAATGATACGACCATCTACAATATAAGTTTGTGTGTAGCACGCATAAGCTCTTAATGCGATAAGTGATAAAACGATGCCTGTAATGATTGCTATTTTTTTCATGTTATTCCCCTTTTAGTTAAAATGGATTGTTGTCCAAAGTTTGATCCCATTGATAGTCTCTTTTCTTACTTTCAATCGGCTCAAAATACTGACCAGCTGTGCCACAATTTCCGTTATATCTCACAGAAATACAAGTTTGGTTATGCTTATTTCCTGTGACCAAATCAATAATGGGTGATCGTTTGCACACTGATGAAAATTCTGGTGTCTCTTCAAAATGAATACAATCTGCACATATTCTTATTTTGCGACTAATCATAATGTCCCCTAGTTAGAAAGTTAGTGAATTATCAAGTTAAATGATTATGTTTACCTTGTCAAGCACTATTTTTAATTCTTTTTACAAACTATCCCCTGTGGATAAGTCTGTGGATAACCTGTGGATAACTTCTTATCGCTTATAATATTAGAGTATTAATAACTATGAATATAAACTATGTTTATATTCATTATTAAAATGGTTTTAATACATATATTTTATATATCTCATATATAATATTATAATAGAGTGATTAAAAATTAAGCACATTCAAAAATCACCTACACAATGACCCTGTAAAACACTTTTGCATATAAACACAAGCAAAGATATACCTAGAAACTAAAAATGTGTTGTAGGTATGTTTTTGTGTGTTTAAAAGCTATATAACAATCTCTATGTTGATGACTTTTGTGTAAATCATCAAAATAAGCATAATTGCACAAATAATAAGCAATTCTCGGTCTATATGTTGCATTTTGTTCTCCTAGTAAAAAATAAGATCATTCGGATATGCTTTTAGCTGACCTACCTATTTAAAACCCCACGGATTTTTAATCGTAGTGTCATGAAAATGTGTAGCCCCACGCGAGTAATCTTTTTTTATGTCCATGTTGATTATTTTTTGAGCAATCACCATATTTTTTAAAATGGTTCTACTATCTGGATAAGAATATTCGCCTCTGTTTAAACGGGTTATATATTCGCTTGACCATTTTTTGTTAATGACCTCACATAATCGATCACGTTTAAAGTCTGCCCTACGATAGTAAACCATACCAACTGCAATCTTTGTCTCAATCGGGGTTAAGTCCCCACCAGCTTCTCCTGCTATGACAAGTCCTAAACAATAAGCCCCTATTAATGACATATTGGTCTCCTTTGTATTTAGTCTGGGTATTCATACACCAGAGGTTCTATATCATTATACTCAACGCCAGTAATTGTAATATTTGGGCTATTATTTTCTCCTTGCTTTAAATCTAGGTTAAAGTTAGCATTACGCGCGTAGTAAACCGCATCTATCTCATCTTTAGCCTCTACATCGATCCAAACTTGGTAATTAAGTGCAACTGAATATAGTTTAATCATTCATTTCCTCCTTGATTTCGGTTATTCTGAACTCGTCTGCTTCATACATACTATCAATTTCACCACGTTTAAACGCTTTCTTTTCCTCTTTTAAAAACCAATCTAAAGCGTTCTCTGCGCCTTGGTAAGTATCAAATACTTCTGGTTCGTCATCAACTGACCATGTATTAATCCACCCATCGCATAATGTTTGGTGCTCTACAACGTATTTAGTAGCCATGTTTAAACACTCCTTAAGTTAAGATAATTGTCTTTGTATTCGTCAAATAA